ACGTTTGCTGTAATCATTAAGGCAATCAAAGAACATTTGCCTTACGTCTTTTTCAGCATCAGGTAGACAAGCTACTGTCACACGGATATTCTTAGGTCTATCATAGGTTTTCTTTGATTTTATCATCAACTACCTTTACATTAGGTGACCCAAGTTCTTGTAGTTCTTTAGCCATGTCCATGACCATCTCAAGGAAGTTATCGAGTTGATCGTTAAGCCCTTGAATAATTGTATGGAGATGCCAGTTGTATGCGCCTAACGCTACTAAACTAATTGCAAGTAGTGCTGTTGTTTCAGTCATTGTTGTATAGTCCTGTGTTAATCAGCAACATTGGATCAATGAATGCTTCGTGAATTTGTGTGTTATTAACTATAACACCTTGAGATTTTAAGAACTCAATTCCTCTAAGGCATTTATAATTGTCTCTAAAAACCACTCGATGAATCCCAACAGCGTAGACAAGCTTAGCGCAATCAATACAAGGGGAGAGAGTACTATAAAGAGTAGCACCCAAAGTAGATTGATTAGAACGGGATACTTTGGCGATTGCTTGAGCCTCTGCATGGAGAACCTCATGTATTTGGGTATCATTGTTAGTCCCTCGTGGTGTACCGTTGTATGAGAATGAAATGATGTTATCATCTTTGACAATGATAGCACCAACTTTACGATCTTCTGCGTATGACTGCTGAGAAATCAGGTTAGCAATACGCATATAGAACAGATCCCAGTCACTTTGCGATTTCAAGTTCTACCTCTCTGTCATAGTCATATTCAAGTTCAGCTATACTATCAAGGATATAGTGTAGCTTATACTCAAGTTTATCTGTTAGTGGGGTAAAGAAGTCAATAGTAACTCGTACTACACCTTCCTGTGCTGTATCAATTAACATAATAGGCTTTCCATTTTAACCATGTATTAGCTTTCTCGTTATAGGCATTCATGATATTGTCTTCACTTAAATCCAGATCGGATATCAAGTGATTAAGACAAAACATTAATTGACCCATTTCTTCCTCAAGTTTATCTCGATTACTTTCTTTACCATCAGCTGGATAGATTGTATCAAGACCAAACCTAAGTATCTTCATAATGTTTTGAGAGACCTCATTACATTCTTCAGCTGTTGTATACATTGTATACGCTTTATCAGGATTCAAGTGCTACCTCTTCAATCTGTACAATATAAAAGTCTTCTCCAGCTGTGTGGAGTATTAGATCTTCCTTTACAAGTTCATGAATACAAGTCTCGATGTCTGCATTTTGGATTTCATCATGCAAAATTTCAAAACAGCAAGTCACAACATACTTCTTTGTCATAGTTTCTCCGTGTGTATCTATAAGGTACCGACTGCGGTTAGCTTGATTTTATTCAAGTTTGTCTGTAGAATAGTATTCGTATACTGTTTCCATAGCTCTGCGTAAGAGATTTATTCTGACTAAGTTTTCATATCCATCTAGACTGAACATTCCTTCAGCGTATTTAGGGTCAGATAAATACTTATAAGATTGTTTAATGTTTTCACATACAATCTGGTCAGCTATTTCATCATCAATATTAATTACCATTGTTCAATCTCTGAAGGATCAATATAACCAAACCTGATTAAACTATCTTTAACTTCTGAGGGTAACTCATATACACCATCATAGTCAATTAAGAACATTCCACGATCAAACCAAAGACCTCCACCTGACTCGTCACCAAGTTCCCTGTGTTCAAACCATCCATAGTTAGTGCTAGGACTAATTTGAATCTCATAGTTTTGACCTCCTAATTTAATAGTGAAGTCATGTTTAACAGCATGTGATTTTGCCATATCAATTATCCTTATTAAGATTGTTTGAAAGGTTATAGTACAGTGGACTCATTCTAGTTTTTAACTGCAGAAGCATTATAGTTTCTAACTCAAGCATTTCTTGATCAGAACCATATGCAAGGATTGTCCTGATGAATCTCGATGGACATTCATTGTATTCAGCCATAAAGCTTTCAGACGAACATACATAGCCATCATCAGGTTTACCTCTGTGTTTACCAATGTACTTTTTATCGGTATCTTTGTTAACCCACATATACAGGAAAGAGTCACCTTCTTGTTTATGTGCTTCAGCATCATCTGCTAGATAGACAGTCTCTTGTGGAGTACCATCAATGTGATTCTGCCAGATCTCTTTAACGTAGGCTACCATAGGATCACCTTTAGGGGCTTTCCAGAAGACTACAAAAGATGGCTGTCCTTCGTTGGCACAGAGATATTCATAGACCCATTTGTTATGCAGACCATTATATTCTTTACCTTTGATGGATACTTTAACCATTGCTTTGCCAGTACTAGAAGTGTAAGTATCAACTTCATCTACAGTGCATTCATAGATGTCGAAGAACTTAACACTTCCAGCGACAAAACGTTTAATCGTCTTGAGGTGATTCATTATTTGCTTTTTTGTAATAAGTATTCATTGTGTAGAATGATCCTTCATCATTTATTGCAGAGCATACAACAGATGTTCTTACATTGAAACATTTTCCTAGTTTAGGGTGATCTAAGACTAGGGGTATGGTTGCAAATGTTAATGTAATTTCATTTAAATGATATTTATGAAACATTGCTTCACCTTCATAGTGAACTGTTTTTACTTCAGGCATCATAGAACTTTACCTTCAGACTTGTACTTAATTAGTGCTTTAAGATACCACAGAGCTTTGTTTAATTCTTGGATTTCTAGGTCTTTATTACCGCATCGCATCAGGTATTTATACACTTGACCGAACAAGTGAGCTTCAACACCTGACTTACCTGCAAGCATATCAACCATTAGTTCCATGTATTGCTTACCTGCAGCTACGTTCTTGTAGTGTTGAGGGTTAATTACATCTAATTTAGCAGATTCCATATCAATTTCCTTGTTGTATGATTCAGCGAAAGCCTCAGACCAACCTCGATCAAGTTCTTTACGTTCTTGACTTAGTAACTTTTTAGATTGAATATCAAAGAAATCTTCTTCATCCCAATGTGATAGGATTTTGTCTATGCGTGATTGTGGTACTGGTTTAGTTTCATTAGTCATTAGTATACATCTCCGTTTTGAATTATTTTGTTATCTTCATAAGGTGCGGCAACTCTACGATAGAACTCTAGTTTAGCTCCTTCAAGTGCGCCAACAACATCATTTACAGACTGATATGATGGGCTTTTGTTGTAGTAGTCACGAATGAACGTTGTGATCAGGAAGTTTAATTCACCTGCACAGTGTGGCTCATAGTTGAGCATGTGTGGTGATTGACGGGCTTCTTCAGTTATGTATGGCATATTAGTCCTTAAATGAAACGCAGTACCAGATGTAGTATATGCTTATGATTGTTAAGATTCCTATCATAAGTACTCCGCAAGAATTGTATCACAAGCTTTATCGACAGTAGACCTCCATTCAGTTACAAGGGATTCAAAGAAAGGGTGAATTGTTGTATTGTCTTCTTTAAACGCTACAACAGGGATCTTTAATACATAAGCAGCATAGAATACTTCCATAGCTGTACCGTGTTTAGGAACAGTTGGATTATTTAAGTTTGCTAAAATTAAGTCAGACTCACGGATATCACGAAGATCAAGTTCAAATATACGTTTCATATACTTAGGTTGAAATGCATGAATACGTCTGCATGGATTAAGTATGTTTGAAGAGTGGGCTAACAGGTGAGTTGCTGTTGATCGCCAACTTTTAGCTTCTTCAGTAGATACGTGTTCCATTGGACCCGCAAGGTAGATTGTTCTACGGTTCATTTAGTTACTGTCTCCAAGTATAAACCTACATTGCCGATAGCATAACCTAAGAATGCAATGCTTAGACCTAGACTTCCTTTAAGGAATAGGTCAATGCAGACTCCTAAGTATACTAATCCGATGATTGCTATTAGTGTTGAACTCATAATTCCTCTATGATTTTAAGAACTTCAGAAGTAAACCAGAGACCACCTTGGGATTCAGGTCTTTGGTGACGAACAATGACATTTATTTTTACTTTACACCACACACGATCTTTTTTAGATAGATGTGGAGCAACAGGTTTTTCACACGAATGCCATCCTGGACGATGTGCATAACCTTTAGTCTTATGATCTTCAGCGAAGTACCATACATCCTTTTCGAGTCGTTGTTTACGATTGATAAAGAGTGGTCCGTAGGTATTGTCTGTACGTTTCCTGAAAAGTTTGTATGCTATCATTATCAGTTACCTCATTAATTTCAGACCATGCGGCAAAATGGTATATGTCACCTTTGTTATCAGAACAGTGTGAGTACATACCATCTATGTTACCTAGCTTATAGGTTTTATTAAGATTAGGATGTCTTGCTTCAGGTGGTATCATTGTATCACCGATTAAGGTGAAGTATGATCCTCGGGGTAGGTCGTAGAGTTTCATATATCAAAGTTCACATCAACAAGTTCCATTTCTTCTGGATCATAGCCGATTTCTTCATACACTTTTGACTGGGCTTCTTCTTCATCAATAGCGCATACCCACACTGTTGATGTACGACTAATTTGAAAGCAGTATTCATTCATTATCATCACCTTTTTTGTATGGTCGATAGATATACAGAGAACATTGTTTAGCAGTACAGTTGGTTATGTCTGTACGAATACCTCCTACACAGTCA